TCAACACCTTCGTGTCCATCAAGTCTCAGCAGCTCAAGGCGTTCCGCTCCCTGTCTAAGAAACAGGCTCACGCGGCCGCTCAGGATCCCATCGTGGACAAGCTGCGAGAGGAGATCGAGGACTACCAGATGAAGGGAGCGCGGGCCAACTTCCCGCGTCCCCTGCCGGAGGATCTCGTCAAGAATCTCCCCGATAAGGAGATGCGCCTGCTCTTGCTGCGTCGTTATCGCAACATGCTTAAGCAGTCGTACGAGATCGTCTCGGTGAAGCAGAAGAGAGAGCAGGCCGAGAGGGACAAGCAGTCCAAACTCAAGGCCGCCGAGTCCGAGAACGAGAGGCTTCGGGAGCTCCTGGCCAAGGCCACGACCGTCCCGGATTTCTCTTCGTGGCCCGCGCTCACTGGGCAGCTGCCCAAGGACGCTTGACGGGGAAAGGGGGCATCAAGTGGTTAGAAGTTCCGCTGGTGCTGTCTCGTCAGGTTAGCCGTGTGGGTGCGTGTGTTCCGTCTCGGTTTAAGGAGTCTAAGCGCGTGTTTCTGCCCGATTGGGTTCGAGACGCGCGCGAGCCCTTTCCCGGCTTCGAGAAATACGTTTATCCGCTTCGTAGCGGTAAGGCGTGTCTCTCGTCTCTCTTGGTTTCTGCTAGTGGTTTCGAGCCTATCCCGGAGCCTCCGGGTTTGCTCGAGGCCGCTAAGGAGGTCGCTGCGTGTACGGCTTCAGGCGTTGTGCCTTCATGGTTCGACGATGGTTTGCCGTCCCGCGGCGATGTTGGTGACGTGGTCCTTGGTCTTAATGACGATAGTTCCCCCGGGTATCCCTACTGCCTCTCAGGTTTGAAGAAGCAGGGGTACGCCAGGGAGAATTTTGAGGACGTGGTCACTTTGGTGCAGTGTCGCATCAAACTCCTTAGTCTCGTCGATCTCGACTCTTTGGAGTCCATGAGCCCCTCCGATTTGGTTCGCAGGGGGTTCGTCGACCCTATGTTGGTGATCGAGAAGAACGAGCCGTTGAAAGTCGACAAGTTCCTGCAGGGCAAGCAGCGGAATATCATAGCCTGTTCGGTGATCGATGAGATCATCGACAAGCTGTTGTTTGGTCCGCTGAACAAGAACCAGGTTGACAAGTGGGGGGATATTTCCAGTTGCATCGGTCTCGGTTTCACCGAGGAGGGCATCCGGAAGATCTTCACTGCCATGTTGTATCTTGGTCTTGAGTCCCGCGGGAAACCTCTCGCTTCCAGCGATGTTTCTGGCTTCGAGTTCTGTGTGCAGAAGTGGGGGTACAAGGGTGATTTCATGCGGCGTTGTGCTGCTCTTGGGATCTCTCAGAACCACCCTTTCGCGCGTCTCATGTGGGCTAGGATGTTGTGCGTCATGTCATCTGTTTTCGTTTTCACGAACGGTGATGTTGTCGCTCAGTCTTTTCCCGGGTGGCAGAAGAGTGGCACTACTAACACTAGTTCCACCAACACTGCCATCCGCCTGCTTCTCGCCTTC